GAACCCAGAAGTAATTGGTGCAGATATGAGTCGCACAAATATTCCAGCTCCTATTGAAGAGCGTTCATTTAACTTGCCAAAAGACGAAAGCTCTAGGTTTAGCACTAGCAACCCTATGGGCATGAAACGCGGTGGCTCAGTTAAATCATCAGCTTCAAGCCGTGGTGATGGTATTGCTCAACGTGGTAAGACAAGAGGGAGTATAAGATAATGAAAGGATTGCTTGGAGCATTGACTGGTATTGGACCAATATTAGATGCTGGTAAAACTGGTGGTCGTTCTTTATTAGACCCTATAGGTTCATCTAATCCACAATTGCAAAAATATACTGATGTTGCAGGATTAATTCATCCTGTTGGCGGAATGGATTATAAAACTGGATTAACAATAGCTCAAAAACAATCAATTGAAGATGAATCTAATAAACAAAAATCAATATATGCTGATTATAATAGACAAAAATTATTAAATGCTAAAGCAGGCCCATCATCAAATGTATCAACTATTCTTCCTACAATGTCTAGTATGAAAAAAGGCGGTTCAGTTAAATCATCAGCTTCATCAAGAGGAGATGGCATAGCTCAACGTGGTAAAACTAAAGGCCGTATGTGCTAAATGGAAAAGTACAGCTTACAAGATGTCTTAGATGACTACTCAAATTCTGATAAGAAAAAAATATCAGCTTTTGCCGGTGGCGCTAAAAATAAATATGGCAAATTTGCAAGCGGTACAGTTAATTATGACCAGCCAATTGATGAAACATCTGATATGCATGTTGGCGTATCAGGGCATTATGCAAAAGGCAAAGGCTGGAAAGACAAAGGCATTGATAGAGTAGATGCAGAGTATTCTAAGAAGTTTGAAAATGACTCTAAATTAAAAGCTTCATTGGGCGCTAATGTTGGCCAAGGTAAAAAGGGTATAGATTCAGCAAATATATCTTATGAAATACCATTCAAAAAGGGTGGTAAAGTAACGGCATCAAGCAGGGCTGATGGTATAGCGCAACGTGGAAAAACAAGAGGGCATATAAAATGAGAGCAAGTAGAGGTATGGGATGCATATCACCAAGTAAAATGCCCAAAGGTAAAACAATTCACAGAACAGATAATCCAGACAATGTGGAAATGTACGCTGATGGCGGCCAGGTAAAACCTGGTTTATATGCTAACATCCATGCCAAACAGAAGCGCATTGCTGCAGGCTCAGGTGAGAAGATGAGAAAGGTTGGTAGCAAAGGCGCACCAACAAAAGCAGACTTTATTAAATCAGCAAAGACAGCTAAATAATGGCAACCACAGGAATTAGCACATTCAATCTTGATGTAAACGACCTCATAGAAGAGGCGTTTGAGCGTTGTGGCTTAGAGCTACGCACCGGTTATGACTTCCGTACAGCAAGGCGCAGTCTTAATTTGCTTACTATTGAGTGGGCAAATAAGGGTATTAACCTATGGACAGTAGAACAAGGCCAAATACCAATGGTAACAGGCCAAGCTATTTATCCATTGCCGGTAGATACCATAGACCTAATGGATAGCACAATCCGTCAGAACAACGGCACAACAAACCAAATAGACATTACTATTAGTCGTATATCAGAACCAACTTATATGACTATTCCAAACAAATTAACCCAAGGCCGCCCTATCCAAGTGTGGATAAACCGCCAATCTGGTCAAACGTCTGAAACAGGTGTTTCAGTTGCAGCTGCAGTATCTGCTACAGATACCACAATTACAGTAAGCAATGCTGCTAATTTAGCCACAGCTGGGTTCGTTAAAATAGGCAATGAAACAATCAGCTATCCTAATGTCTCTGGCAATCAATTAATTAATTGCGCCCGTGGTCAAAACGGAACAACAGCAGCAACTCATGCAATAGGCGATATATTGTCTGTTCAGAATTTACCATCAATTAATGTATGGCCTACTCCAAGCGCTCCAGGAAACCAGTATACATTCGTGTATTACCGCCTTAGACGCATTCAAGATGCTGGGACAGGGGTTTATGTCCAAGACATTCCGTTCCGCTTTATACCGTGCATGGTGGCAGGATTAGCGTACTATTTGAGCATGAAGCTTCCAGGCGTAGACCCAAACAGAAGCGTAATGTTAAAAGCTGAGTATAACGAACAGTTTGATTTGGCAGCACAAGAGGATAGAGAGAAAGCACCATTGCGTATAGTGCCTCGTAACATGAGTTATGTGAGGTAAGTATGGCAAGTAATTTTGCATCAGCTAAACATAGCATTGCAGAGTGCGATATTTGTGGTCAAAGATATAAGTTAAAGCAATTAAAACCTTTAACAGTTAAGACTAAAATAACTAATATACTGGCTTGTCCTGAATGCTGGAACCCTGACCAACCGCAATTGCAATTGGGTATGTATCCAGTTAATGACCCACAAGCCGTTAGAAATCCAAGGCCTGATGTAAGTTATCAAGTATCAGGACAAAACGGATTGCAAATTGTGAATAACGATACAAATGCACAAGATGCGTTTGGTAATCCAGAAGGTGGTAGTAGGGTGTTTCAGTGGAACTGGTATCCAGTAGGCGGCGCTAGAGACAATGGATTAACCCCAAATGATTTAGTATCACAAGGTCAAGTAGGTACTGTTACAATAACTTAAGGAGTAATATAATGGCATACACAAAATCAGCAGACGGCGTAGCAAAAAAAGGTAAAACAGAAGGTAAAAACTTAGGCGATACCGGTCCTACAGTGGGCATTGAAAAAGGTCCTAAATCCACCGGTAGCAAAGGTGGCAAAACTAATGCAGACATGAAAAAACTAGGCCGTGGTCTAGCTAAGATTGCTGCACAAAATAAAGGTTAATATCATGGCTGACAATAGAAACGTAAATCCAAATACGCGCTCTGCTCAAGAAGTGGGTCCTGAAACACAGGCCATGGATGTAAGCATTGGCAGTAAAGTAGAAAAAGTAAAGACATCTGGCGTTGTAACTCGCGGTAACGGATGTGCTACTAAAGGCACTATGGCTAGAGGTCCAATGGCGTAATGAATTATGTAGAGCTAAATCAGGCAATTCAGAACTACAGTGAGAATACTGAATCACTGTTTGTTTCAAACATACCTCTGTTCATTAAGGAGGCTGAGTCACGCATATACAACTCAGTGCAATTGCCTTCTTTGCGCAAAAACGTAGTTGGTACATTGACGACAAATAATAAGTATTTATCATGTCCTGATGACTGGTTGGCTACATACTCTATAGCAGTTATTAACGCTGACGGCTCATACACATACCTTTTAAACAAAGACGTTAACTTTATACGTGAATCTTACCCAACGCCAAATAGCACAGGTACACCTAGGTACTACGCTTTATTTGGCCCTAACAGCGGCAACTTAAACGAGCTTACATTTATATTAGGCCCAACTCCTGATACAAGCTACCCAGTAGAGTTGCATTACTTCTACTACCCCGTATCTATTGTTCAGGGTGTAATAAGTTCAATTAGCTCTGTAACTGCTGGCTCTGGCTATAACAACGGCGTTTACACAAACGTGTCATTAACTGGCGGTACTGGAAACGGTGCAGCTGCTACTATTGTGGTTGCTGGCGGAGTAGTTACATCTGTATCTATTACCAATGGTGGTTCTTTATACTCAGTAGGCAATGTTCTGAGCGCAGTAAATACAGACATTGGTGGAACAGGTACAGGGTTCTCAGTCTCAGTAGTTACCGTTGCAAATGCCGGTGGTACAAGCTGGCTTGGTGATAATTACGACCCAGTTCTGTTCTATGGTGCTATGCGTGAAGCCGTCATCTTTATGAAAGGTGAGCAGGATATGGTTACATACTACGAAAAAATGTACCAAGACGCATTGCAACAACTTAACCGTTTGGGTACAGGCCTAGAACGCGGCGATAGCTACAGAGATGGACAGGCTAAGATAAAGGTTAATCCATAATGGCTATTATCCAAACACAATGCACGGTATTTAAAGTCAACCTGTTAAAAGGCGTAGAAAACTTTAATACAGGCACTGCATACACTTACAAGATAGCGCTATATACAGCTAATGCCACGCTAAACGCAAACACGCTTGTGTATACAACTGATGATGAAATTACTGGAACTGGGTATACGGCGGGTGGAAAGGTATTAGCGCCAACAGTTCCAACAAGTAGCAGTAATACAGCATACATATCGTTTGCTAATGTTACTTGGGACCCTGCTGCATTTACTACTCGTGGAGCATTGATATACAATAGCACAACAAACGCTGCCGTAGCGGTATTGGATTTTGGGTCAGACAAAACGGCAACAGGTACATTTGTAGTAACTTTCCCAACGGCAACAGCATCAACAGCAGTAATTAGAATTTCATAAAGGACGAAATCATGTTTAAAGAAAAAGTACAAATGGCGGACGTATGCGAAGCTTCAGTAGACAGAGGCGCTAGTCATTCAGAAGCAACAAGCATTTCAGGTTACTACACAGTTGAGTGTCACGATGCAAGCGGCGCTTTGAAATGGAAAGACGACATCCATAACTTAGTGACTACTATCGGTAAAGACTTAACAATGGATACCGTACTAGGCAACTCAGCTGCAGGTGCAGTTGTTATGGGCTTAAAAGGTACTGGTACAGCGGCTGTAGGCGATACACAAGCTTCACACGCGTCTTGGGATGAAGTTGGTGGCGCTAATGCTCCGACATACACAGGTACTCGTAAAACTCCAGTATTTGGTGCAGCAACAGGCGGTGTTAAAACTACATCAGCCGCAGTTGTGTTTGCGATGACAGGTTCAGGTACAGTAGCAGGTTGTTTCATTAACATTGGTGGTTCAGCTACTAAAGACGATACAACAGGTACATTGTTCAGCGCTGGTGACTTCACTGCAGGCAATAAGGTTGTAACTTCAGGCGATACTTTATCAGTTACATACGCTGCAACCGCTGCTTAATTAGGGGTATAACATGGCGTTAGTTCTTAAAGATAGGGTCAAAGAGACCGCTACGTCCCCTGGTACTGGCTCGGTAACACTGCTTGGGGCCTCAACAGGCTTTCAATCGTTTGCTGTTATAGGTAATGCTAATACTTGCTACTACACTATTTCAGACCAAGGCGGACCAAACTGGGAAGTCGGTATTGGCACGTATTCAACTACAGGCCCTACTCTTGCTAGAACTACAGTATTAGCTTCATCAAACGCTGGCTCACTGACAGACTTCAATGCTGGTACACAGGATGTATTTGTTACCTACCCAGCTGAAAAAGGCTTGTGGTTAGACGCATCAGGTAATGCTATTGGTTTTGGTACACCGGCCGCGTTTGTTGGTACTAACATTACAGGCA